TTTTAATTTTATTTGTCTACACTATGCTACAAACAGAGTAGATTCTCCTTTCTGGAAGTATATGACTGATAACAAAACTGATTGGATGAAAGCATACGAAGAAAAATGTTCCATTGAATTTATACCATCTGGAGTCTCAAGTAAAGATTCTCAGTGGCACGTTGATAGTTTTATACAAGTCAGTAATGGTTTAGAAATGATAGATGTAGATTCTGTTAATAAATTTGTAAAAAATTTACCAAAAGCAAAGGAAATGTTAGAAGAATGTAAGTCAACTCATGAATTACAGGAACGTGTTAAGAGTAAAGGTAGATCTGTTCCCCATAGATCTGTTTTAAATGGTTCAGTTATAATCAAAAAATAAATATAAATAATAAAAAAGATCGTATATAATGTCTGTATCAGTATCAAAAGCAGGACCATTTTTCGCTTCAGGACCCATAACTTTTAGTGAGTTGAGGAGAACTTTTAGAGCACAGTCTCAGAAAACTTCTACTGGTGGATCTGAATCCTTTGCTTTTGATGTTGCTCCCATTAGTATGTCAGAGTTGAAGAGAGATACAAACCCTCAAAGTCCAAATCCAATAGTCCCAGATGCTACAGAAAATTCTGCAATAGGTTCTGTCAGCGATGTTTCTTTGTCTCAATTTAGAAATGCTATAAAATTTTATTATATTACACAAACTGGATCTGATATTTATTTTGATATTGATGCTCTAAGTTGGAATAGTAATTTAGACAAAACTATAACTAAAACAATTTTCATAGATGGAGACATAGGATCTGATAATGCACTTTCTCCCGCAGCTTCATTTGAACAGTCTCCTGCATACAATCTTTTATTTGATGTTACTGGTACAATTAAGGGTGGACCTGGAATAGGTGGTGGAAAAACTGGTAATGTTTCAATCTCTGGACAGAATGGTGGAACTGCACTTTCTATCATTTCTACTGGTGGAGAAAATTTAACTGTGCTTGTAAGATCTTCCGCAAGAATTTATGGTGGAGGAGGTGGAGGAGAAAAAGGAAAGACAGGAGATCAGGGTGCTACTGGATTATGCCAAGACTATGAGACTGTTCGGGAATGTAATAGTTGCCCTGACTGCCCAACTGGTTGGGTATCAACAAGTGGGTGTTACTCTGGAGCTGGATGTAGTAGACGAAGAGCTTGTAATTGGTGGGGAAGTTGTTGGTTCATTACAAATGGTTGGTGGAGATATGATGACTGTCTTAATGAATATCAGGTAGCTGGTGGACTTGGTGGAGAAGGTGGTGATGGTGGTACTGGAAGAGGATATGGAAATGAATCTGGTGCATTACAAGGAGATAATGGTCTTGCTCCTGCCCCTGATAATGGTTGTAACTCTACTCAAGGACAACCAGGCGAAACAGGTGGTGCAGGTGGAGAGTGGGCACTCGCAGGTGGAGATACTAATAATACTGGAGACGGTGGTGCTGCAGGAAAAGCAATTACAGGAACAAGTTATACTGTAATAGGATCTATTAGTTCTACTACAATTAAGGGGGATTTTCCTGCCACACCTTGATAATATATAATATTATGGAACCAACTGAACCATCTTTTATTGATAAGACAAAGAATTTTGCTAATTTTTCATGGGATATAATGAATTATCTCAGAAAGAATGGAGCTGATGCTTTAGTTGTATCTAATGAAACTTATGAGATTAGACATGAGATTTGTAAATCATGCGAAATGTGGATAAAGAAAAAGGATATGTGTGCGGAATGCGGATGTTTTATACCTGCCAAGGCTAGAGTTGTATTAGAGTCTTGCCCATTAGATAAATGGTCTCAAGACAGGGATGGATGGGAAGATGCACTGAGAAGAGTTTCAGAGAAGATAGACGAAGACAATTAATATACTGGCACAACCCCTTTGCAGAGGGGTTTTTTTGTGCTATACTATATTCATATACAAAAATGATTATGACTCCCGAAGAAAAGTATCGCGATCTGTATGAACAGATGTATGATCTATGTAAAGAACAGGGATGGGGAGATCCATTCTCTTATGCAAGATCAAGAGAAATCTATATGGCAGGTTTACTAGGTCATAGAGTTGCAGATGACTATGCAGGGGAAGATGCTACAGATGAAGATGGTGGATGCGAATACAAATCTACCATAGGTAAGAATATCAATGGAACTTATAATGGTATAAGTGTACAGGATACTTGGGAAGAACAGGAGAAATATATTAAGGAAGATAAAATTGGAAAATATCCTAATCATTACTATGCAAAATTCAAAGATGGTAAAATTACTGAAGTATGGAAGTTGACTTGTAATGTTGTTTTAGATATACTATTACCTAAGATCAAAAAACAATTCGATCAGGGAACATCACATAAGAAAGATCCTAGAATCGGTGTAAGTGTTAGTCAAAAAGAAATCAAGGAGTATGGCGAAAGAATTAGATAGTGGTAAGTTGATGTACTCACCTGGTAGCAATGATGAGTGCTACACACCTTTGTATGGAGTTACACCTATACTCAAGTATATTCCAAAGGATGCAATAGTCTGGTGTCCTTTTGATACCTTTGAGAGTCATTTTGTTAGGGAAATCTCAAAGACTAATAAGGTAATAGAATCTCATATTTGGACAGGTCAGAACTTCTTTGATTATGAACCTGATGAGTGGGATGTAATTGTATCAAATCCACCTTTTACTAATAAAAGAAAATACTTTGAGAGAGCATTATCATTTGATAAACCATTTGCTTTCATTATGACAAATACTTGGTTGAATGACTCAGCACCAAAACAATTATTCAAAGACAAGGATTTACAATTACTAATGTTTGATAAGAGAATGAAGTTTCTAAGTCCTGATGGTAGAGATAATGATAAGATTACATTCAGCAGTAGTTATTACTGTTATAACTTCCTACCAAAACAAATAATTATGGAAGAGTTGGATGTGCCACCCAAGAAAGTGTCCTCTAAGAGTAGAAGTCTAGCAGTTTTACCATTATAATAAGTATATCAACAGGAAACTTATGCAGTTACGTCCACATCAAATTGACTCTTTAGTTGCTATGCAATCTAACACTAAGGGGCAGGTTATTGTTCCTACTGGTGGTGGTAAAACAATGTGCATGATAGAAGATGCGATATATCAGTTTAAGAGTGCTCCTAAGACTATTGTAGTAGTTGCACCACGTATATTACTTGCAAAGCAGTTATGCTCAGAGTTCCGCGAAATGATTGATATTCATCCTGATGATGTAATGCACGTTCACAGTGGCGATCTAACTGGTAAGAGTTTATATTTCTGCAGTACTCAGGTAGATGACATCAAGTTATTTTCCTTTGCAAAGAAGAATACAAATACTCTTATCTTTACTACATATCATTCATTACATAAGATTGTAGATAGTGGTATCAATGTAGATACAATCTACTTTGATGAAGCACACAATGGAGTTCAGAAGAACTTCGTTGAAGCAGTAGAATACTTTTCAATGTATTCTGCAAGAGCATACTTCTTTACTGCTACACCAAAGCATTCTCTTACACCTCTTAAAGTTGGTATGAATGATGCTGATATCTTTGGTAATGTTATTTGCCAAGTACCTGCACCTAAGTTAGTGGAGGAAGGACATATCTTACCACCAAAGGTTGCAGTATACAAGACAAGAATACTAGAGAAGGACGAGTTGGTTGTAGATGCTGATTGCGATCAAATGATCAATGCTCTTGATAACATTCAGAAGGACAAAGTATTGATATGTGCTAAGTCTACAAAGCAGATTACTAACTTGATATCTCAAACTCCATTTGTCTGCGACTTACAGATGCGTGGATACAACTGGATGTTTATTACTGCTAAGACAGGTGCTTTCATCAATGGTAAGAAGGTTAGTAGAGAAGAGTTCTTTACTACACTTAACGAGTGGGGTGTAGATGATACAAAGTTTGTTGTATTGCATCATAGCATCCTCTCAGAGGGCATCAATGTAAAAGGTCTTGAGGCAGTATTGTTTATGAGATCTATGGACTACATTGGTATTAGTCAGACTATTGGTAGAGTAATCCGTAAGGGTGCAGAGGACAAGGTTTATGGTCTTGTATGTGTTCCAGTTTACTCTAAGGTTGGTATTTCAACTGCAAGAAAGGTTGAAGCAGTTGTTGATACTGTATTCAACAAAGGACAAGCAGCAACTTCAGTTATTAGATCATGAAAACAGACAGATTAATTGTCATTGCCCGAATGATAGGTACATATGGTATAATACTAGGGTACTTCGTTACATTACATGTAAGTACTCTTTTTGGTGCTATGCTTAATGTAACTTTTGAATTACTTGCACTACCATTTTATCTAAAAAACAAGATGTGGGATGTTGTAATTATGTTTGCATTCCTATTGACAATAGGATTCAGTAAAATTGTTATGGGGTTAATGTAATTGAGAGACACTATTTTATTTGGAGATTGTCGGGAGACACTCAAACAATTTGATGAACCTGCAAGGATGTGTGTAACATCCCCACCTTACTATGGTCTTCGGGACTATGGTGGGGAGCAGAATCAAATTGGACAGGAGCAAACTCCTGATGAATTTATTGAACAATTAGTAAACGTATTCAAGGAGGTGCGAAATGTGCTCACAGATGATGGAACTTGTTGGGTTAATATTGGCGATAGTTACTATAACTACAGACCAGGAAAGGGACAGGGACTTCCAAAACAAACTGTCTCAAATACTAGACAAGACTTACCAGATGTGTGTCCTCGTAGAGGAAATAGAATCTCAGGACTCAAAGAAAAAGACCTTATTGGAATCCCCTGGCTCTTTGCCTTCGCAATGAGAGCAGATGGATGGTATCTTAGACAAGATATTATATGGCATAAACCTAACCCTATGCCAGAGAGTGTAAGGGATAGGTGTACAAAAGCACACGAATATATATTTTTGTTTAGTAAGAATAAAAAATACTATTACGACAATGAAGCAATCAAAGAACCCGCAAAAGATTGGGGAACAAGAGATAGAACAAACGGAAAATACCACAACGAAGGAACAGGACTCCAACCCCATTCGGGACTTACAAAATCATATCCAACAAAGAATAAACGATCTGTCTGGACAGTAACAAATAAACCATATAAAGGAGCACACTTTGCTTGCTTCCCACCTGATTTAATTGAACCTTGTATCAAAGCAGGGAGTCAGAAGGGAGATATAATTTTAGATCCTTTCATGGGATCTGGTACTACTGGAATGGTGGCAAAACAATTAGGTAGAGATTACATAGGTTGCGAATTACACGAGGAGTATGGTAAACTAATACAGGAAAGAGTGACAGATTACAAAGTGTCCATTATGGACATCATTGAATGAATGCTGTATTATAATGAATATATAATTAAAAGTAAACTCCTATGAAAATTAAAGTACAATTAATGGTAGCAGGAAAACTTTTCAATGAAATAGTAAATGCTGCAAACTACCATGATGCACAACAGGTTGCTCTTGCAAGAAACCCAAATGCAACTATTGTTTCTACAACAGCAGTATTTGACTAATGGCTTTAACTCCCGAACAAAAAGAACTTAGAGCAATCGCTAGGTTCTATAAGGATAGTAAAGCAGGATTTGCCACTAATGATGGATATTATGGAATACCATCAGATGGTAAAAAGATAGCAGTTGTACACGAGGGTGAAATCTTAAAATTTTGTCGCAATGAATCCTCTGCTAGAAACTTTGTAGCACAACACAAAAAATCAAAAGGAAAGAAAAAATGAGCAACGAATCTGACCACGACAAATGGGATCGTAGTAGAACTTTACTACTTGAATCATTATATGAACCAAATACTAAATTGCGTGGTTGTGCACATAACCAAGGTTGCTTTGATGAATTAATGGCATTGCGGGATGAAGTGATAGACTATGTAAAAACACTAAAGAATCCACATGTAACAAAACCACTGACGAAATGGAGATAGTATATGGAAAAAGTGATTAAACCATGGGGACATTATGAAGTTTTATTGGATGAACCAAATTATAAAGTAAAAAGATTATATCTCAAACCAAACTGTTCTTTCTCTTATCAATATCATAACCACAGAAAAGAATTTTGGGTTATTACAGAGGGGAGTGGAATAGTTATTACTGATGGATCTGAATACAATGCAAAACCAGAAGACTTATATGTAATTGTTGAAACATCTCCACATAGAGCAAGGGCAGGGGATGAAGGAATGACTATTATTGAGACTCAAACTGGAGAGTGTAGAGAGGATGATATTGTAAGATTAATGGATGATTATGGGAGAGTAGGTACAATCACGTAGGCATTTCTTTTTGTTAAGATAAAGACAATGTATCAGCGAATACAGACATTTCTTGTCTAAATAATTGAAGAATTAGGAGGAACAAGATGCACTAAAACCTTTTTCGTTATTTTTATTATTAAATTAAATTTTGGAGACAATTAATGCATAACTTAATTCCTTTTAATCAGTTGGCGGGTGAACACCAAGACTCCCACAACGATAAAATCACAGAATATTACGAATGCTTAATTGATTGCGACGACAAAGACCATATTTGTAAACGTGTATGTAGGGAGGTTTTCTAACTTAAACGTAAACAATTATCCAAGCAATCAGATGAAGAAGTATCAGCATCCACCTTGAATAAAAATCTATATAAAGAAATAAACCCTTGACTTTTTTAGTTGAGGGTTTTATAATTGGAGAAACAATTTATCAATGTTTAACCCAGTGTCTTTTGTAAAGAATGTAAGAACTTCTTATAGCAGATTCCTACAGAAAAATGTCAAAGAAGTTGAAGTTCAATTTATGGATGAAGATCCTGCATGGATTCCATATGATACACTTATCTCTATGATATCAAAGTTTGGCATACAAGATGAGTATACAGAGACTTAGAGAGTTATTGATAGGAACATTTGATAACAAACGACAGGCATTTCAAAACCCTACGTTTTATGCTCATATTAGACTAATACATAAAGATATTGGTAATAATTTAATATATGGCGAACAGGCATATACATATGAACAAGGAAGACCATATCGACAATTTGTTATTGAACCTGTGATGGATGGGGAGTTAATGAAAGTAAAAAACTATGACCTTAAAGAAAAAAACAAATTTGTCGGGTTTCAAAATCTGGAAAGTATTACTCCAGATGATTTACATCATAACAGTGGTTGTGACCTACTATTCAATCAAATAGATTATAATACCTTTTCTGGTGGTTTATATGGATGCGATTGCACAGTAAGAGACTCATACGTTCAAAGTAGAGTTCACATAACAACCACCACATATACTACAATAGATATTGGATACTCCAAGACTACAAACGAAAAAGTCTGGGGATCTGATTATGGACCTTTTCAATTTGATAGAGTATGATTGACATTACAATAAAAGATAATTATTTCTCAGACGTTGACCATATAAGGGAACTTGGTATCAGATGCAAGCAATGGCGAATAGCAGATAAACCTGAGACAGGACCAGGATGGAGAGGATTAAGATCAGAGAAATTCAAGAAGTTAGGTAACGAAGAATTATTACAAATAGAGAAAGACATATTTAATTTCATATGGGAGGAGAGAAACCTTAAGGATTGGAAATATCCAAGTTGGGAGGAGGATTTTCCAAATGACTATTATGAAATGTATGATTTGGTGCAACCATCTGTAGCAAATTCTCCTTTGCTAGATCCTATGATTACAACTTATTTTCATAGGAGTCCTGCAAACACAGTTGATATGTTGTATGATTTCTATTCAGATAGATTTCATAAGGATTATCTATCATGTGCAGGGGTTATATTCTTAAATCCAGATCCCCCACCTCTAACAGGAACTTCAATTCTGGATAGTCGTAACATTCAGTTTATTAACGTAGAAAACGTGTATAATAGATTAGTATCTTATGATGGATATAATATTCATGGTCTATCTGGATGCTTTGGAAACTCTCCAAAAACTGATCGACTAACTATAGTATTCTTTATACACGAAAAAGCATTAGCGAAAGCATTTACCTAATTATGACAAAAGCACTTATTACAGGTGGAGCAGGTTTTATTGCACACCATACAATCAGTTACTTACTAAAACATACTGATTGGGAGATCATTACTCTTGATAGATTAGATTATAGTGGTAATCTTAATCGTCTGCACGATATTATGTTATCCTTTGATCCAGAAATTAGGAAACGTGTAAAGATCGTACATCATGATCTCAAGGCAGAACTTAATCCATTAGTCTGTAGTGAAATTGGACAGGTAGATTATATTCTACATTTAGCAGCAGGATCTCATGTAGATCGTAGTATAGATTATCCTATGGAATTCATTATGGATAATGTTGTAGGAACTGCCAACATCCTAGAGTTTGCAAGAAAGCAAGACAATCTTGAAAGATTTGTTTACTTTAGCACAGATGAAGTGTTTGGTCCTGCTCCTAACGGTATCAAGTATAAAGAGAATGATAGATACAATTCAACAAACCCATACAGTGCGACCAAGGCAGGTGCAGAAGAGTTAGCAGTAGCATATGAGAATACATACAAACTTCCAATATACATTACACATACTATGAATGTATTCGGGGAAAGACAACACCCAGAGAAGTTTATCCCTATGTGTATTAAGAGAGCAAGGGATGGAGAAGTTATAACAATACACAGCGACAAGACTAGAACAATTCCTGGCTCAAGACACTACATACACGCTGAAGATGTTTCATCAGCAGTATATTTCTTACTACAATACAAAGGAACATTTGAACCCACTTGGGGAAATGCAAAGTGCCCTAAGTTTAATATTGTGGGATCAGAAGAACTAAACAATCTTGAGTTAGCACAGATCATTGCTGATGCACAGGGTAAGGAACTTAAGTATGAGTTAGTTGATTTCCATTCTTCCAGACCAGGACATGACTTGCGATATGCATTAGATGGTGGTAAGATGAGAGAACTCGGTTGGACACCTGCTAAATCAGTTCGCGAACGTATAGCAGAGGTTACTAACTGGACACTTAACAATCAGAGGTGGATCAAACTATGAAGAACAACATAACTCAAGAAGAGTTTAAAAATGTTGCCGATGATTTCTTCCTAAAGTATGACTATGTCAAACAAAATATGGAGGGAGATACCGAAGACATTATAAGAGTTGTTAATACTATCTGCGATGAAGTTAATTCTCAGAAGAGTAGTAAGAGTAGTTTCTCAATAGGATTTGCAGGAGATCATGAAAATTCTGTTTAACATTAGAGAATTCTTATGGGTATGTGTATCCGAAGTGGAGGATTGGTTATACCCATATAGAAATAGGTTAACACCAGAAGAAAGATTTGAAGTCAGAGTCAAAGATCCTATGACAGAGGAAATGTATATGGTAGAGGAGTTGATTCAATCTTTAAATCAAAAGGTAGATAAACTTCAAGATGATATGCTTTATGTAAAAGATAAACTGTCAGAACACGAAAAATTACTTCAATTAAATCCTAAATTTAGAGTAAGAAAAGCAAGCGAAAGTTTCTCAGTTTCGGGATCAATAAGGCAAAATAGTATAAATACTTAATTAACACCCTTAGAGGATACCGTTTTGGAGGACAGAAAAGCAGCTAAAAGGATTATTAAGATAGCAAAAAAGAACCCTAACATGTATACAAAAGAAGATGTTAGGTATGCTAAAATGATCCGAAAAAAACTTAAGAAAGAACAAAATGACTAATTTTGCAAAAGAATTAAAGGTTGGAACAAAGAGATCGCATACAGCAGCAGAGAACACTGCATTTGTTAAATCATTTCTGCGTGGAGTAGTAAGTCCAGACAACTATAAATGCTTAGTATCAGATCTTTACTTTGTTTACAAGGCATTAGAAGAAGAAGTATACGGTTTAAGAACACATCCCATAGTTGGTAGTTTATATTTTCCAGAGTTAGAGAGATTAATATCATTAGAGAAGGATTTACAATATTTTTATGGTCTTGATTGGAGAACTAAAATAGAACCAAGTCAAGCATGTAAACAATATGTTAATCGTATTCGTGAAGTTGCAGAGGATGAACCAGAATTATTAGTTGGTCACCACTATACCAGATACTTGGGAGATTTATCTGGTGGTCAAATACTAAAGAACATTGCAAAGAAAGCAATGAACTTAGAGAAAGCAGGTTTAGACTTTTATGAGTTTGAAAATATCAAAGATTCTAAATTATATAAAGAAAAATACCGTAGTGTATTGGATGAGTTACCACTTACAGAATCAGAGAAGAATGCTATCATTACAGAGGCAAACTATGCATTCAGATTAAACATGTATATGTTTGATGAGTTAAAAGGTAATGCAACAAAATCATTCTTTCAAATTGTTTTTAGAGCAATCTTTGATCGTATGCCAAGATGAAAGACTCTTTAAAAATAAACAGAAATGATGATGGTTCTTTCACTGCAGAATGGGACAAAAAAGACCCAGAATGGAATTGGTTAAATAATTTAACATCAAAAGAATTACAGAATGTTTTTGAACAAGCAATCAGAATGGATCAACAATGAGTTGCCAACGGAGGAAACTCATGATAAAATGAAGACTTACACCGAAAAGGATTATTGGGAAGGCAGAGTTCCTGATGAATTATTTGAGGAGTATCTCCAAAAATATGGTTACGAATATACACCATGAATAACATAGGATTAGAAGTTGTCTTCTGGACAATACTATCAGTATATCTTCTAGCAAAGTTAGGAGTATTTAAAAAAACAACAAGAAAAAAGTAGATGGCACTATCAGACACAGTTAAAACATCGCTGAAAGACGCACAAGAGAATTTAAGAAATGCACTTGCATTTTCAGCAAGACAAGAGAAACCATTTGTCAGCAAACATATTGCAGATATGATGGCGAACATCCAAAATATCATAGATGCTAGTGAAGTGATTGACAAGATAGAAAATCGTAAGGATGGGGACAGTGGGTTCTTTGGTACATTCTACAACAGGGATGATATATAAATCTAAAGTAAATGTAAAGAAATATTAGATGATATAGATACTATGTTATAATATCCTAACATTTCAAGATACTTATGTTTAATTTAGATGAAGTCTACGGAACCTACCTACACTCAGATAAAAGATTTCGTATTGATGGTGTTCCAGAAAAAGTTATAGGATATGGATATTCGTGCGATGGTGCTAACATAACAGGACACTATGTTAACACAGAGAACCATAAGTTGTATTATGATTTAAAAGGTGTATTTGTCCGCAAAGAGACACTGGAAGTTGCAAACATAAAAAAATAGTGCTAAGTTATAAATAGTAATGTAGGATATAGGAGGTCACTATGAAAACTATTGAAGACCACATCCAAAAGGATAAAGAAATCCTTGCCGATCCAACTATTTCTGAACCAATGCGTCATCATATAGAAGATGAGTTGCATGACTTGGAAGAATACGTTGAACATCATAAAGATGAGATCGAAGCAGGAGATCATCATGATCCAAATGTATTAGAAGTATTCTGCGATGTTCACCCAGACGAACCAGAGTGCCTAGTATACGATGACTGATGAACCAATAACCTCTGAGGATGCTGTAGGTACTAATAGACTTTTCAGTAGGAAAGGTTATCTAAAACAATTTGAACCACCAAAGGTTGAGAAAGAATTGAATGGTGGACAATCCCTTGCAAAAAATGTCAAGGAAGAGTCTAGTACCTTTGTAAAAAAAGAGAGTGCTAATTTAAGAAAAACCAAAGAGAAAGAAATTGAATGGGCACCTGTAAATTATACTGAAAATAAGACAAGAATGCGAAGGTCTAAGTCAGTTTAAAAAGTGTCACAACCCCCTTTACAGGGGGTTTTTTTATGCTATAATTAATACAGGGAAACAAATGCTACGGTATTTTGTTTCTCGCACCCAATTTATGTTGTTATATGCAGTTCAGTGTAGTAGTTGGTAATCCACCATATACAGATACATCTACAGTAACAGGGGCAACCACAGGTGGATGTGCAAAAACCTTAGATACAATTTTTTACTTAGATGCAATGAAGAGATCTGATTATGTATCAGAGGTAATTAGATCTAAACACTTTGCTAAATCTACATCAAAGTTTAGAAGAACTTTATTTTCAACAGCAGGTATTGTTTCTATTGAAGCACTTTCTTCTGATACATTCCCTTCTATATCAATGACAGAAACCTGTATATGCACATGGAAACGTGGATATAATGGACTAACAAAATTAACTTATCTTGATGGTACAGTAAAAGATATTAGAATTACTCCTGATACTTGTATTAGATTTACAAATTCAGAATTTATTTCAGAAGTCCCAAACAATATGGGATATCGCTATCAACGTGGCAACTTGAACTTGAATCAATTGATTGAAGGAGACTACCCTATGATAACTACGATGGGTGGTAAGAACGGAGAAATGCAAGTTACTAAAGTCGATGGATCTCAATATATTTGTTGTGTAAATCAACACGGTGTTGTAATGAATAGTAAGTATGGTGGAAAAGGATTCGGACAGGTTCGCATCAAACCTTACGATCATGCTATTAGTGGATCTACAGTTATATTAAAGACATCTTCTGAAGAAGAGAGTAGTAAACTTGCAGATTATTTGAGATCTGATGAAGTATATCAGATGGTGCTTAAGAATAGAATAGTTAACTCTAACACAAAAGAATTATTCAAAACTATTCCTGACATTTAATGAAGAGAAACGATCATAATAAAAGTGTAGGATCTGAGATTGAAAGATCAGATGATAGGATAAATGCTACTAGCGAAGTGTTTACACCTATGGATGTTTGTGCTAAAATAATAAATGATATACCAGATAATGTAAAAAAGAATCCTAATTCTACTTTCCTAGATAATTCAGCAGGTAGTGGTAACTTTTTAGTTACTCT